AGTCTCTCGATTTCTAATTCGCAATAATGTATGATTTTTTGCAAATCTTCAACTCCATTTTTATCTTTATATCGGACAATGTATTTTATAATTACACCTTGTAAGTAGTTCAAATCGTTAGCTTGTATAAATTCGTAAGGTTGTATTTTGTGATCTTTGTAATGTTTACCACCAATTTGTTTTTTATAAGCTGACATTATGGTACGACTTTATTCCATCTTCCACCTTTATTCAACACCATAGGTAAAAGTCTAGGTAAACCATTTATAATGATACCAGTACCAATTATCGGTCTATCTTTGAATAATTTATTATATTCGTATGCAAGACTGTCTTTATCAATCAGACACCCAACTTGAAGCCCCCAATGTAAGGCATTTGGATTGCCCCAATACTGAATACTCATTTTTGTATGATAGTGTCCTTGAACTACATTCATTCCATACTGTTGACCAAGTTTTAATATATTGGCACTTTTGCCATGACAAAAATAAATATCCTGTCCGTTGCTTGCTTTGATCACTATATCTTCGTGCCATTTCCAACCTTTACCAACTTGTAAGAACTCATTGTATTCCCTGATAAATGCTTTTGGTAATCCATGTGCAAGTGCTTTTCTAAATATTAAACTACCATGATTGCTATGCACTAAATCCATTTTTGGAAAAAGTTTTTCAAGTTCATGTATTGTCTCGATAGCTTTTCTTAGTTCATCTCCAGCACTTGCAAGATCAGGGTTAGGACTATGAAAAGAAATGGCATGACCATCTATTTCATCTCCTATATTTAAAATTCTTGTTGGTTTGTATTTGTGTTTTATTGCTTTTAAAAAATCCATCATGTCGCAATGGTGATGAGGGATATGTTGGTCAGAAATGACCAAGATACATTTTTCCATAAGTACTCCTTAAAGAGTTATGATGTCAATAAATGATTTTACTGTTTCAGCAAAAACTATCGTGAACATAAACGATAATGCTAAAACTACTTTTGTAAGAATATTAATTTTATGTTCAATCGTATGAAGATGATTGTCTTTGATGGTCTTGATGTCTGCTTCCATCAATGCAACTTTCTTATCTAACCTTTGAATGGCTTCGTTATTCTTTTGACTCTGGCTCGTCATTTTCTTTTTCTTTTTCATTTAGCTTTCCTTGCAGAGCCTCCAGTTGAATATATAAACCTCTAATAATGTTTTCTTTTTCATTTAAAAGTTTTGTTAATGCGTTTATAGCTTCTTCTGGTTTAATTTCCATTATGCGTCTTTAACGTTTGACAGATGATCATTCATTTTTAAATTTTCATATGCTAAAGAATATAAATTACTTGATGATGAAATATCAAAATCTATTTTTTGCATATCAAGATGGTTGTTTTTTATTTTAAACATATTACTATCAAAATGATCTCTTTTATCTTTGTTCTCATATATTTCAATTTCATAAAGTAGTTTCCAAAAAGATTCTTTCTTCTCCATTACTTCATCACTATTTTCTTCATGGGTGTCAAATTTTTTAACTCGAACAGATTTAATTACACAATAAGCATTTGTAAGTTCTCTGCCATTATGGGTTGTCATATTTGCTGTTATTGCCATTGTTTTCTCCTTAGTTTAATAATTGAATTTCGTTTTGTTCTAGTATTTCATTGGCTTTATCTTCACCAACTGCTGCTTTAGCAAGCTCGTACATAGCATTAGCAAGTTTTTGATGCTTTTCGTATTGTTGCCAGATAGCACCATTGTGTAATCTTTGCATACCAGTCATATTAATAAAATGATTTGGTGTGCCATCTTCTTCTCTGCCAACTAATTTCATTTCTGCTAATTTTTCGTGATTGTAAGAAATAAATTTGTCAAATTTAGAGTTAATTACACCTTTGCCATGAGATAAATCATAGGCTCTTACTAACTGTGCATCTTCATAATTGTCAAAAGCAGTAATAGAAGTAGATCCATCAACATGAAGATCACCATCACTATCAACTATAAATCTAAGTGAAGTTCCACTTGCTACTCCAAATAAATTTGAATTTCCACTAACATTCGAAGGTGCAGTTGAACTTGTTCCGTTTCTTGCTCTAGTGATCATTTTTATCGGAACATTTGCATTTGAGGCTTTTGATGTATTTACTGATTCAAAGTATGATTGAACTTCAACACCAGTTGTTCCAGCATCACACAGACCAAAAATACTAAGACCACCGTTTGATGAATTAGCTTTTTGTATAGCACCATAAGTGTCAGCTTCAGCAACACTTGTCATTCCATGTGAAACATCTGAGCTTTTTAAAGTCATAATATAACTATCTAAATCAGCTTGATTTAAAGTAAGACCACCAGCATTAGCATCAGGAGAAGTTTCTCCACCTGTACTAATACATTGTTCACCAGAGTTAATTCTAAAGATTTCACCAGAAGAACCTGAACCAGTTCTCAACCTAAAAACTAAATCAGCATTAAAACTTGTTTGCCAAACATTAAGAATTGCATTTCTACCAGCACCAGACGTTCTAGTCTCCAGACCTATTGCAGATATTAAACCTGAATTATTATCATTAATTATTCCAACATTATTAGTAGCTACACCTGAACCAACAACACTTAAATCGTTAGCTTCAGCAGTAGTATTTGATGTTCCAGAAACAAATTGAGGTGCGGTTGGAATACCAAAATTTGATAAATTTGAACCACCCACTACAACATGAGCATCTTCTGTAATATTTACAGCCGCAGTCGTCCCAAGTGTACTACCAACTCCAATAACTAAATCATCAGCAGAATCATCGAGACCTATATAAAAATCTTGTGCGTTACCATCAAACACAATTTTAGTATCTTCAGCTCCACCATCTCCAATAGTCAAAGTTGGTGTAGTTCCAGCCATTGTGATATTTGCATTTGCAGTAAGCAAGGCACTAAAACCTACAGTTCCACCATCTCCGATAGTTATGGCATCATCACCATCAGTAAATTCTATCAATGCAGTTCTTATTGAGTCAGATTTAAAATACTCAACTGTGTCATTTGTTTGATCCAATTCTGCTATAGTAATGTATGCATCGTTATCTTCATTACGGATTTGAAGTAAATTAGTGTCTGTTTCATAAAACCATTGATTAGCAAAAGTTGTACTAGGTGCGGCTGTTCCTGAATTGTTTGATGCAATCGCAGATAAAGCATTATTAATATCAGTCCTTGTATTAGGAAATGTTTGGTTAGCTATATTATAATCGTGTTGAGCCATGTGTTCTCCTTATAGTTTATTTGTTTTGTTTTGGCAATTAAATTGCTCTACCTTGACCATTTGCAACATAATCAAAGGTTCTACTAATGGTTGATCCGCTTGAGTTAAAAAACTCTATTGTAAAGCCAGTTGCAGATTTACTTGTTATGGTAAAGAAATCTCCTGTTGCAAGATCCTGAGCGGCAATAGTAACTGAAGGCTCTGCAAAAAATGCAGTTCCAAATGTAACAGTTTTTCCAGCCGCATCTGTTCCTGAGACTATATTCTGTTGTCGATCAGTTCGTTCCATCATAAATAATTTTACTTGGCAATTGTTTATTTTTGGTGATTGATGTCCAACGGAACTTGTAAGCTCCAACTTAAATTTTGCAAATCTAAACTCATAATTACCATCTTGAAAAGGTGTAAAACTCGTATAAGTACTGTTGTCATCAGAAGTTGATATTAATAACTTTGCGTCCATCTGCGGTTGTCCTGAAGCATCATCAAAATTTCCTTGTGCTGTATCAAATAAACCTCCAGCATCATCAAAACTACTTACTCTGTCAATCATATCAACATTGAGAAATGATGATACTCTACCTTGAAATTTAGAAGCTAAAGAAAATTGGTTTGCGAACTCATAACTGCCTGATGTTTCAAAACCATCAACCTCATCAAAAAAACCACCTTGATCGTCAAAATCACCTGAAACACTATCAAAACTTGTAACTTCTTGACCTTGAAGAAATAATGCTCCGTCACTTACTGCAACATCTGTTTTAGTGCCAGCAAAACTTGTTTCTTCTGTTAAAGTTTGTTGTAAATTTTGACCAGCAAAAGTGCTTATTGTTCCAATGACTGAAGTAGCTGTTACAGACTCATGTCCCAGTAAATCAACTGCTTTGATGAAATACGTTCCAGCTTTAGCTGGTACGACAACTGAGTTTGCTGGTGGGCTAATCTTATCAACTAATAAAGTTGTATTGACATAATTAGCACTAGAAGTAACTGGAGTGTATCTAATAAAATAATGACTTAAATCTAAATCTGTACTGGGTGTCCATTCTAAGACAGCGACTTGATCTTGAAAATCTATTCCTAAATTTGATACATTTGCTGGTGGATCACTCGCACCAATAACAAAATGATCTTGAGTTACAAAAGCCGATTTGTAACCTAATGAATTTATAGCTCTAGCTCTGACATTGTAAGTTGCTCCACTTTCAACAGAAATTTCTCTTACAGTTGCATTAGATATACCAGCACTCTTATAAATCGTATCTGTTGTTTTTTTATAAACTACCTCAAACTTATCAACAAAAAAGTCTGGTGAACCTCTAAGTGTAACAGTCATAATGACATTGATATTACCCTCAGTTACATTGACGAGTTCATCAGTAATTGAGGAAATAGTTGGTGCATTAACAACTTTTGGATTTGGTAGAAAAGTGGTTGGAGCAGTTGAAGTTTGTATCTTTGTATTATAAGTATATACAGAGGCATCATACTCTAAGCCTGTGATACCAACAAACCCATTTTTATCTAAGTTAAGACCGCTACAAATAAATAATTTTGAGCTAAAACCAAACCCTGTATGCGTTACAGCAAATATATCACCAATAATTAAATTAAGAGCTTCAGATGTTGTTTTTAAAGATATTCTTAAACCAGTTCGTGATCTTTTTAATGCAAGTTCAGCTAAATCTTCAGCTTGATATGGACTAGTAGTTGCTGGTAAACTCATATCAAAATGTAATTCTTCATTATTATCAGATGCTAACATCGTTGAATATTTTAAATCACTTGAAACATTTGTTTCATCAACAGGAGGAAATATTACTTCGTCTTTTTGATATGCTTTTTCTTCATTATCAAATCTAGCTATAACTCTGTTATATTTTTTTGATTTTTCTTCGCCAATAATTTTCAAACCACCAATGATCATATCTTCTGTGATTGTCAAAACACTTGAGCCAGTTCCTTCAATCTTTAAAGTATAAAGACCTCCTGAGTAAGTAAAGAAACCACGCATAGATGATATTAAAGTTTTTACATTATCAATAAGTTTTGTTTTATTTCCTAATGCAACATGACACTCAAATAATTTTGTTGTACTTGCACCTATGTGAGTAGTTACATTTGTATCACAAACTCCTTGAGCGGTTGTAAATGCTGTCGTATCTATGTCGCTTGATGAAAGACCTTTTCCGTATCTATCATTGATTAAATAATCATGTAAACACAAAGCTGGATTTGCAGAAAAAGCCATTGAAGTTCCGCTTAAATTTGTATTTACTAATTTACCTCTAATAACAAAATTTATTTTAGGTATTCTATTAAAAGCATCAGAATTATATTTAAATCTAAAACCAGCATGACATATTCCCTTTCCCATATGATCTCCTGTCCAACCTAAAGACTTGATTGATTGAGGATTTTGAAAAGAATTAATAGTTTTTTCGTAATGATAACCTTCATCTGTTCCATTAAAAAATTGAAAATTTGTTAAAAAATGAGTGGTTTCAACTCCGTCTTGCTCCTCAACTGCTGAAAATGCTGGGTGATCAGTTTCAATTGATAAACCAGAAGTATTAGTTGGAGATGCAGTACTTACTCCGCCTGAACTCATACTTTCAATCAAAGTTGTTGTTCCAAATGTAGAATCTGACCCAGTAAATGTTGCGTAGAGTTCATCATCAATAAATAATTCAGTAAACCTTGCAACTTGTCCCTCACATAAAGCTAATATTACATATAGAAATTCATTATCATTTGACGTTGCCAACCAAACAATATTACCTCCTACTTTACGAGTTCCATAAATAACTGGCAAAGCAGTATTTGAATCTCGCTTATTTACTAATATACCATCACCAGCCATCAACTCATCAAGGTTTGGCATCTCTGGAACATCAGGTATTAGCCAACCAAAAAGAAAATCAATGGTTTCATCAACGATGTCCATAACTGGATCGAAAATATCTTCGACAATATCAAAAGCATCTTCTACAATGTCCTCTATAGGATCAAGTATTGATCCGCACATTATAAACCATACCCATGTTTAAAACCTACCTTACGAAAACCGCAATCACTAAATAGTTTTTCTCTTAATGGAATATCCCTTCCATCAAGTGTGTTTAACATACAAGGCACTAAATTTTTATCTGCTATTTTTTTAAATCCTTTTAAAAGCATTGTTGCTGTTTCTATACTCCTATGTTCTTTTTCTATCCAAAAACCCATCTCATCTAATAATTTTGTGTCTGAAAACCACCATTGATTTATCAAACCGCAAACAGAACCGACAACTTTTTTATCATGCACTAAACATAATATGGTCTCGTCTTCGATCATTTTTACAATGTATCGACTGGCTTTCATCATGTTTATTGGTGGAAACACCATATCTGCATTTTTAATCATGGTATTAACAAAGTATTGTAATTCTTTTATGTGTTCTTTTTTTGCTTTGATAACTTTGTAATCAGGTGTTGTCATTCTGTTTACCCCATTCTAAATCTACTATTAAAGAATTTGAAAATTCAAAAAAGGTATCTCCACTAAAAAGTATTTGTTGAGAATTGTCGTTAGTCCTTCTTCCCTTTTTCATTTCAAAATTAGCCCAATGATTTTGACATATAACAACTAATTGACTTGATGTAGTTGTTTCATTGACTGTGTAACTTGAAATATATCCTTTGAATATTTTAAATGGGTTATTAATTAATGCACCGCTATCATTCAAATATGCTCGGTGAATAGTAACTGGTCTATGAATATGATTGTTTGTTAAAAATAAAGTTAAAAATGATTGATCTACACTTGTAAGAGTAAACTGAACATTTGAAGTTGATATTTGACTTGATTCATTTATCGTTGGAATATTAACTAAATCTGCTGAAGCAGAGTATGTGTTACCATCAAAAACTATATCAAAATATCCTGAAGTCCTAAAAAAACTACTTCCACCTATTTCAAACTCAATAAGATGTATTTGTTCTAAATGATCTGTAGCTAATTCAGTTTGAAGATCAGAATGTAATCCTCTTGACATTATAAAACCTCAATAAAACTCATTTCATATCTAAAGAAAGCATCGCTTGGTAAACCAAACTCTTGAACATCTTTATCAAGTGCAACTGTAAATGGAACACTATCATAAGTCACAGTTTCATCATCAGCTAGAGCAGTAGTCAGAGGTGGTTCAATTGTAACTGTAGCCGCATTGCTTGAAGAAGTTACATCTTCTACAACCATATAGACCTTATTATGACCTCCAAACTTAATATAATCGCCAGCCTTAAATCTTCCAGCACCATCAGAAGCAAATCCGTCCATAGCAATAGTTGTATCGGCAACAGAATGAGAACCATTGACTAAAACTGTTCCAGTCTCGCTTCCTAAAGCATCATCAATAATAACTGGTGTAAATTGAAAACTTTCTTTTCTTCCTCTTTGTTTTACGATAAATGCAAATATTGGAGCAAACTCTGATCTTGACATTGGTGGAAAGCTAACCTCCATTGACCATCTTTGGTTTTGCAGTTGTCTGGCTTGCCTTCTTCCAGATATAGAAGTACTGACAAGTGTCGTTTGATTATTTTTAATATTAATACTAATAGGCGATGGGCTTGATGGAAAACTACCACTCATACAATGTTACTCTGTCCTTTCTGATTTCTTGCTGAATTTATCATATTTACTATTTGTGCTTTTCTTGTATCTAATAAAGCACCAAATCCTTTTGCATCAACTGTATTGATGTTGAATACAACATGAGTTGCTCCAAGTGCATCTCCTAATTGATGATTAGGTGTTACTGTTCCAGCCGTAACTGGTGTAAATAATTCAGCACCTTTCTCTCCAACTAAGAATGGAGTTCCTTGCTGTCTAGATCCACCAAATTGTGCTGGTGGTTGTTGAGCCGCAATTGTTGCTACTTGTATTGCTCCCATCGCACCTATAGCAACCGCAATTGGTATTCCTAAAGCACCTCCCTGAGCTAGAGCTTTTGTAACACCAGCCGCAGTATTCATTATTGCCTCACCAATCATCAATGCTTGGTTTAATCTAAACATTTCTTTGTTTATTTTAGCACCTTCTTGAAGTGCCGCCCTACCCATTTGACCAAGTTGTTTGTCAGTTACTTTTTTTACATCTATTTTACCAAACTCACCTTTTCTAAATGCTTCTAAGTTTTTATTTGCCGCTTGCTCTGCTTCTTGTTGCCTTTTTGCGTTTGCTTCTTCTAATTTTTGATCAGCTTTTGCAAAAGCTACATCAAATGCATTTCCTAATGGTTGTAGTGCTTCTTGCAAATCTAAAACATCTTGACTTAATCCTTCTATTGCTGGACTAACTTCCTCATCTATTTTACCAGCTAACACTCCATAACCATCGGCAATTCGCAATATTTGGTCATGGTATTCTTCTTGTTTTGGTAATAAATTGTTTAATTTCTCAGTTAAATTTTGATTTTCGTCTGCAAAAATTCTTACAAACATACCAAGTTCAGAAAATGGATTTATTGTATTTAAAATTGTTGAACTTAATCCATTTGTTTTTTCATCTGCTATTTCTGTCGCTCTTGCCATTAAAGCAAAGCCAGCAACAATAAGTTCAACTGTTTCTACTGTTTCTCGTAGTCCAGTAGCTAATCCGCTTCCAATGCCTCGACCAAAAGCTAAAATACTTTCTTCATTTTCAGCTAAAAAGGTGTCAAGACCTCCAAATTGATTTTTTAATTCTTCAAAAAATGATTCATTGATAGCTCTTTGAAATCCAAAGAACTTATCATTTATCATTGATAAAGTTCCCTCTAAAGTGTTAGCTAATTCATCTGTTGTTCTAGCAAATTCACCATTTCCAGCAAAAACTCTAGCAAAAGCCTCTCTTGTTTGTTCTACTGATACCTTTGCTCCAGCAGAAAAACCTAACATATCTCTGACACCTTTTTCTCTAAAGATGTCAGCACTCGCTATTCCACCAGCAAAAGCTCTTTGAATTTGACTAGCAGTAGTCTGAAAATCTAATCCTGTTGCACCAGCAACATTACCAGTTATTTCTAAAATTTCATTAAGTTGTTTTGCGTCTTTTGCTACAACAGCAAGATTACCTGAGGCGGCGGCAATATCTTCTAAACTAAATGGAACTTTTGCGGCAAAATCAGTTAATGTATCAAATGCCTTTGCACCTTCTTCAGCACTTCCAAACAATAGTTTGAATCTTATCTGTAAACTTTCAATTGATTTACCAACATTTACAAGATTAGTTATCGCTCTACCAGCACCAATCGTAGCAAGAGCCGCACTTACAGCTAAAGCCGCAGTTTTTAATCCGCCCAGACCTTTTTTTGATTGTTCTATGGCTCTTTTGGTCTTATCTCTTGCGACTATATCTATATTTACTTTTTTTGTCATCTATCTCCTAGTTCTTGCTTTACTTCGAGCTAAATTTGCTTCATGCATTTCTTTTTTTCTTTTATCTTCTAAATATACTATCCAAGTCATAAACTCCTCGACTGAGAACTCCATAACTTCGTGTATAGGTAATTTAAGATAATCAGCCAACTGGACTACTGTATTGTAGTCATAGTCGTTATCTATTTTTTTTTAATATCTTTTTTTGATGGTGTTTGCATCAACCAAGTTGCAATTGAGGAAAGTAAATCTGGATCAGTTCTTGTTAATAAAAACTGTTTATTTTCTAATGTATAAAGATTGTTTCCTTTTTGATCTAATGCTAATTGTATTAAGACATATACCAGACCCTCTATCGGATCAGCTTCCATTTTTTTAAACAACTTACCTTTTTGTTGCATATTCATGGGTTGCTTATAAATAGTAATTTTCCATTCTGGAACTTCTAATGCTTCATCTGTGCTTAAAGAGTTCCAATGATCTCTCATATTTTGAATGATATCGCTATCTGGCATATGTCTTTTTTTTATCTTAATTTCGATTCATTGTCAAATTAGACTGTGCTTCTAGATATTGCACCATTAATCTGACATGAAATAGACAATCTTATGAGATCGTCCATTGTAACTGAAACAGAGTTTCCAGTAACTATAACTGGTACTGTAAATAAGAAATCTCCACTATCTGCACCTTCTGGGTGTAGCAATAGAGTTAGTCCTGTTGCTTCTTGTAATAGTATCTGACCATT